GGCCCCCACAAGCTGATCATTGAGCGACACTGCGTAACAACTATCGAGCCGGTGCCTGTAGTGGAGGGTGACAATGGCTGACCGCGAACTGATCAAACGCCTGCTGTTCTTGGCCCAGACGGCTGTGGACCAAGCGCTGGATCTGAATTACGACGACCCCGAGGATTACTTCATCTACCGCGAACTGCGGGAGCTGAAGGCTGCCGCCCTGGCCCAGCCCGAGCCGCAGGGTCCGACAGTGATGCAGATCCTGGCTTTGTCCGATGAGATCGAGGCAGAGGAGCTGGGCACCATTGATCTGGTCCGCGCCGCCTTAGCCCGCTGGGGCCGCCCTGCCATCGAGCCCGATCCGCAGGGGCCGATGGAAAGCGACCTTTCAGAACTGTTCTACCGGCACGTCGGTGAGGGTTCAGAGGTGGGTTTTGAGAACGCCATTGCAGAGGCCCTCGCCCGCTGGGGCCGCCCCGCCATCGAGCCGGTGCCGGTGAGCGAGCACCTGCCGGGGCCGGAGGATTGCGATGCGGAGGGGCAGTGTTGGTGGTGGGATGAAGACGACGACATGTGGCGTTTGAGCAGACACCGACCTTGGCTTCTTTGCTGGACGCACTGGCTCCCCCACTGGGCGCTGCCGGTGCCTGGGGTGGAGGGTGCCGATGCTTAACGCCCTGCTTGCCCTCGCCCTGCTGCTCGCCCTCGGCGCAGCGGTTGAGCTGTGCATCAAGGCGGCCTTCGTGCGCCTGCTGCCGTTGCTGCTGAGGTTGCCATGAAACCGCTCCAGCTGTACCGCGTGGCCTTCAGCCACGCCACACCGCTCCACCTGATGGCCCGTGACCTTGCTCACGCCATCAGTACGGCTAAGGAGTTGTGTCCCAATGCACTGTTCCTTAGTTGTTGTCTGGTTCCCGAGTGGGATGACCATGAGGGCGATCCTGTACTACACTGCACCCGTTCTGAACCATGAACATGCACATTCTTTCTGAGCACCAGTTCCAGCTGATCACGCAAGCTCTTGACGAGGCTCGTGCTGCTCTTACTCAGTGTCAGCATGTCGAGCTGGATCTGACCAAGCCAAAGCAGACCATCCCGCTGCCTGCCGGCGAGAAGATCACCCGCAAGGCCCAGTCTCAAAGTAAGACTCGTAAGTCCAGCCGTGGGAGGTGGGGAGTGTCGTCGCTGACTGAGGGCAAGGTGCTGGAGATCAAGCGGCAGCTGGCGACTGGCGGTAAGTCGGTGGCCAAGATTGCCACGGAGTTTGGCGTGCATACCACCACCATCAACAACATCAAGTTCGGCAGGACTTGGAAGAGTGTTGCGCTCCAGCAGACCGCCGAGTTGGTGGGCTGAGCGTGACGATTCTCCCTGACGTGGAGATCTTGACCCTGGTTCGCCGGGGTCTTGTAACTCCTTTTGATCATGAGCTGGTGAATCCAGCGAGTCTTGACGTGAGACTCGGTGACAACTTGCTGGTGGAGATTCCGACCAGTTACAGCATGGTGCCGTACTCGATTGCGGACTGCAGTAAGGAGAAGCCCTACATGCTCCAGCCGCATGAGTTTGTGCTGGCTGAGACGCTGGAGGAGTTTTATCTGCCTGACTGTATTGCTGGGCAGCTAACGCTTAAGTCGAGTCGTGCCAGGGAGGGTATTGAGCATTTGCTGGCGGGGTATGTTGATCCTGGTTACAAGGGGCGGCTGACCCTGGAGCTGCAGAATGCGCGGACTATGCACCCGGTTCCGATATGGTCGGGGATGCGGATAGCTCAGCTGGTGTTCCACAGATTGTCGATGTTGCCAAGTAGGGACTACTCGGTGACGGGGCGGTATTACGGCGACACAACTGTGCAGGGATCGAAAGGATGAGCGACCCCGTAAACCACCCAACTCATTACACCAGCGGTAAAGTTGAGGTCATTGATGTAATTGAGGATTGGGTGAAGTCCGCTCCAGATGCTGTGGTTGGGGGGCTGCAGTGGCAGGTTATTAAGTACGTCAGCAGGGCGTGGCTTAAGAAGGATCCGCTGGAGGATTTCATGAAGGCTCGCTGGTATTTGAACCGGCTGATTAACAAACTTGCTTGTGCTCCTTACAAAGACTGATGACTGTTTCTTTTGTGCATTGCACGCCTGATGCGGAGCGGCTGATTGTTCGCATGGCCAGGGTGTCTAACCCTGAGAATGCGGACAACGACAAGACCGCTCCAAAGCTGTTGCGGTATTTGATTAAGCACGAGCACTGGAGCCCGTTTGAGATGGCTTCGATGTGCGTGCAGATTGAGACTGAGCGCGACATTGCTGCCCAGATCTTGCGGCACAGGTCGTTCTCGTTCCAGGAGTTTTCGACTCGTTACGCGCAGACTTCACCGGCAGAGATTCCACACCAGCGACTGCAGGATGTCACGAATCGGCAGAACAGTGTTGATGGTGTAGATCCTTTGCGCCAGCAGCAGTGGGCGGAGACGATTGGGGAAGTGTTGTCGGACAGTTATCGGGTGTACCAGATGCTGTTGGATGCGGGTATGGCTAAGGAGACGGCCCGTAGAGTTCTGCCGCTATGTACGCCGACCACGATGTACATGCACGGTACTTTGCGTAGCTGGATTCACTACATCCAACTGCGGAGTGCAAATGGGACGCAGCTGGAGCACCAGCAGATTGCCCTGGAGTGCCAGCGGATTTTTGCGCGGCAATTTCCTGTTATTGCGGAGGCTGTGTTCGATGCAGTGTCCTGAGTGCGGGTCGTCAAGGCTGGGTGTGTATCGCACCTGTCATGACACGGCGGAATCAGTATTGCGCCAGCGGAAGTGTCTTAATTGCGGGCACAGATTTTTCACGGTAGAAGTGGAATTGCCTGATGGAGCTGCAAAGCACGCTCGGGACAAAAAAGAGAAGATGCAACGGCTACCTGGATTTCTACGAGTTGTTTTCTCCTGATGGGTGCATCTAAGAACAGCAGGTTGTGTGCTACCTGCAGCAAGCCCATAACGGGCGCTCTTTACTGCTTCAAGTGTTATCGCTCCAGCGAAGCCGGTAGGGCGGAGTTACGGCTGGAGGCCATGCTCAACAGTTACAAGCGGTGTGAGGATGGGGGGTTGTGCCGCCAGTGTGTGCATTGGTATCACCGTTGCACGCTGGGGATTCCCGAGGCTGGCACGGTGATGGCGGAGTTGTGCTCGGCGCGGGAGGTTGACAGTGTGCTAGAGTGACACAGTACACGCCTGACCAGGCATGGAAATTCTCTTTGGCATTGAGCACCTTCCGACTTTGGAGGGTGCGGCCACTGTTGCATTTGACGTTGAGACCACCGGGCTCCAGCCGACTTTTGGGGGGCTGCGGCTGCTCCAGTTGGCGACCTATGGGAAGACGCCGGTGGTCATTGACTGTTTTCAGCTGGACGACAACGATTGGATTGCCCTGGAGGAGTTCTTCAGTGTTGAGCGCCGGTGGATCGCACACAACGCTGTTTTTGATCTCGGATGGCTCCAGGAGTATGAGATTTACCCGGCGGGCACGGTTCTTTGCACCATGTTGGCTAACCGGGTGCTGACTAATGGGATGCCCAACCTCAAGCATGGTCTGCAGCATGTGGTGCGGCGGTATCTGAAGCTGGACATCTCGAAGGAACAGCAGCGCAGCGACTGGTCGGGCGATCTGACTAGGGATCAGATGGAGTATGCCGCCAATGACGTGGTGGTTCTTACTGCGCTGGAGCGGGAAATTGCTGAGCGGATGGCGATTGGTGGGCTGTATCCCGCGTGGTATCTGGAATGCAATGCGCTCCAGGCGATGGCGCAACTGTGGAGGACCGGGCTGCCGTTCAACAAAAAAGCGCTGGAGCAGTTGATCGAGGATTTGGACATTGAGCATAAGGAAGTGGGGGATAAGTTCATCGAGGATTTTGATGCGGCGTTGCCTAAGAACTTCAAGCTGCATCGGGGGATTGACGGGCGGCTGAAGTTCCAGACAAAGCCGGGGCCGAAGGGTAAGAAGCCGGATCCTCAGGTGTTCAACCTCAACAGTCCGGCGCAGTTGTTGGCGAAGTTTTCGGCTTTGCTGGGGCAGGCGCCAGTCGATCCGAAGACGAATAAGCCGAGTGCTAGTCGTGCTGCGCTGCAGGAGTACGTGGGCGATCACAGGATTATTGCGGATTATCTGCGCTGGAAGAAAGTAGAGAAGCGGCGGCAGATGGCGGAAACCCTGTTAAAGAATGTGGCGAATGATGGGTATATTCGCGCCAGCTATTTGCAGATGGGAGCTGATACGGGGCGTATGTCGTGCATGTCGCCAAATCTCCAGCAGATTCCTAGGGATCAGCGGTTTAGGGCTTGTGTGCAGGCTCCAGCGGGGTGGAAGTTTGTGGTGGCGGACTTCGCGCAGATGGAGCTGCGGCTGGCGGCGGCGGAAGCTCAAGATGAGCTTATGACTCGGGCGTTCCAGGAGGGGAAGGACTTGCATACGATTACAGCGATGCAGATTTATGGGGTTAGTGAGGATGAAGTTACAAAAGAACAGAGGCAAATTAGTAAATCAGCCAACTTCGGATTGTTGTATGGAAGCGGTGCAAAAGGGCTCA